GATGCAGCACAGCCTCACCCACGCGACGACCCCCGTCCCATCCGCGACCGACCGCTCCGCGCTCCGCGCCGCCCTCGAAGAATTGCTCGACCGGCTCGACGACATGGACGATGACGAGGACAACGCGTTCACCCCTACCATCACCGAGGCATGACCCACATGACAACCTCCACGCTACTGCTGCTCGCGTTCTTCCTGCTCAACGGCCTGTCGGTCAGCGCCCTGATCGCCGCCCTCGATTCCGCCTTCAGCGGGTGGGTCCGCGTGGCGCTGTGCGTCAACGGCGCACTGGGCATCGCTATCATGTTCGTCATCGGACTCACATCGTAGTGACAATGTGTCACTTCGTATCACTCGTACCATCAACCAAGAAAGCATTAACGATCCGCAGGATCGAGAAAGGAATCACATGAGCCAGACTTACGACAACTGCTGCGAGGAATGCGGGCAGGACCGCGACAGCGAGCGCAAGCTCCGCGCGATGAAGGTGGCGTTCATGAACGTCGCCGATCTGTGGACGGATACGCTGGTGCGTGCCGAACGCGCGGAGTACGTGCTGGCCAGCGAACGCCGCACCGCCAACCCCGGCACCACCGACTGGCGCGTGTTCTACAAGGTGCTGCACAGCATGGTGCTGACGCTGCGCGAAGCGGCACCCAACACCCAGCACGCGCACGACCTGTGGGAGGAGATCGACCGCTTCCTCAACGACAACCCGCCGAAGTGAAAGGAGACTGAATGGATCCACTGCACTACGATGAACCTTGGCAACATCACCGGAGAACCGCAATGACCCAAGCCACACCCCTCACTACCAAGCCGTACCATCAGCACGACTGCGCGAAGTGCCGCTACCTCGGCAGCATGATCGTCGACGGGCGCGGTCCCGCCGACTGGTATGTATGCGGCAACGAGCGCACCGGCAGCGTCATCGCGCGCTTCAGCGACGAAGGCCGGGACTACTGGTCGATGATGCCGTCGATGGTGAACGATCCGAAGTACGGCCACCCGACCCACACCGACGACAAGGGGATCACTCGCGTCATCGTGTCCGACATGATGATCCTCGCGCGCTACATGTTGCAGCAGGAGAAGAACCCCCCGAAGTGACAGCGTGTCACTTCGTAACAGCCGTTCCACTGCGCGCAAAGCTTTGCGCGCCATCCGCTTGTGCCACTCACCTAAAGGAATCACCATGAAACGCATCACCCTTGCACTAGCTGCCGTCATGCTGCTCACCGGCATGCACGCGCAGTCGCATGCTGAAACCCTCGCGCAGGATCAGCAAGAACTTCTCAGATTACAGATTCGCCAAGCCGAGTTGGACCAGCGCCTCATGCGGGAATACATCCGCTGCGTGCAGATCGTGCAGCAGACCAACGGAGTCGGTGCGTACGCGCCGCAGTACCAGCCCGGCACCGAGACCATCGACGACTTCTGCCGTCGGCAAGCGATCGATCGGGCGACCTCACTCACGCTGCCATGAGCTACGCGACCCTGCTGCTGCAACGCCAGCAGTATTACGAACGCAAAGCCATACGTAGACGTCAACAACGAGAAAGGAACAGCAACATGGAATACCTCACCGCATTCGCATACTTGCAACAGAAGGCGCAGGTGCAGGGCAGATTCAGGGGCGACTTCCGCACCCGCGAGAACCTGCACAACAACTACGCGATTCACCTGCACGGCACGCATGTGTGGGTATCCAAGCAGGAGTGGGACAAGCTGAACAAGGCGCGCGTGTCGTCACGCGATCACACCGCACTCGACCCGGCCAGCTACAAGCACACGTCCCCGATACGCGACGAGACCCACACCTACGCGATTCCCGTACCGGGCACGCCCGTCATGCTGCGCGTGTACCAGACCGACGTGGCGACCTTCAACGCTGACGGTCGTACCACGCTCGCTGCGGGGGGCTATCAGGGCTACGTTACCGGCAAGTGGCTCGACATGGTGAAGCACGTGCGGATACGCAGCATCCGCATGGACAAGTGGAGTCCGAGCAAGTGGGGACTGACCGACACCGCAGGCACGCTCACGCAATTCTACGATGGCTTGACGCTCGACAAGGATGGGAAGATCATCAGCGAAGTGCAGCCGTTCGTGAAGCACGTCGTCGATCGGAGCAAGTCGAAGCCATGGCACGATGCAGTCCGGCACTTCCGCGATCTCGTCGAACCGTTCGTCGCCATGCTCGACGAAACAGAAGCACCCGCACCCGTTCTCGAAGCGATGAAGCAGGACAAGACGACCTACGACAGCAAGACCATTGCCGAGCGCATCATGGCGCGTCCGCAGGAGATCGACCCGGTGCTGACCACGCTGCTGTGCATGCAGTCGTGGTACGGCTACAGTCCGGCAGCATGGGCCAGCAACGGCAGCAACCACATCGTGCATCACGCAATGATCCGCTTCGAATCCCGCCTGCGCACCGTCGGGCGCGAGTGGACCAAAGCCAACGCGCTGAAGGAAACGTAGTCCGCACTGGCGGTGCACACGCCGCACGCACGCCAGCAGCAAACCCCGAAGTGACAGCCTGTCACTTCACCACGTAGTACCATGTAGTACCATCACCTAAGAAAGGAATTGCCAAGCATGGACGCCACAATCTGCAACTATCAGGAAGCTCTCGATTCCACCATCCGCCTGTTCAAGTCAGGCATCGACGCGGTGCTGATCCAAGGCCCGCCCGGTGTCGGCAAGACGGCGATGCGCGAGCCGGTGCGCGAGGCGCTGGGCTATCAGCATGGGTTCATGCTGAAGATGTCCCATCACGACGTGGCCGACGTGGCGGGGATTCCAGTTCCCCTTCATGACATTAAACGGAGCATGTTCTATCCGTCGTGCGACATGCTGCCGCCGTCCGATATCACGGGTGGCGTGCTGAACACGATCGACGAGGTTGGCGACTGCAATATCTCGCAGCAGAATCTGATCTGCCAGATGGTGTTCGAGGGGCGGATTCACAGCTACGTGTTCCCGAGTCCGACCAAGTTTCTGCTGACCAGCAATCGCGTGAGCGATCGCAGCGGCAGCAATCGCATCGTCACCAAGCTGGGCAATCGCTGCGCGGTCATGACGCTGCTGCCGACCGTGGACAACCTGTTCAACTACGGCAGTGCGAACGGGTGGAATCCGGTGCTGCTCGCGTTCCTCAAGATGCACGGCGCGGAGCGGATCAACCCGGAGGACAAGCGGGAATTCGCGCCGACGTATCTCAACTCGTTCGATCCGATGGCTCCGGATCAGATCAACAATCCGGTGTTCTCGTCGTCACGCTCGCTGGAATTCACGTCCAACTATCTCAACTACGTGGACACCTACGAACCGGGCATCGATCCGGTGGTGCTGATGCGGGATTCGGCGACGATGATCGGTACGCCCGCAGCGTCCAAGCTGTCGGCATTCCGGCGCATCGCGATCCACATGCCCAACCCGGACGATATCGCGAAGAACCCCGACGCGGTGCCGATCCCGAAGGAGGAGGAAGTGCTGTGGTCGCTCGCGCTGACGCTCGTATCCCGTGCGACGAAGGCGAACGTGGAGAATTTCGCCAAGTACCTGAAGCGTGGCCCGAAGGAATACTTCGTGCTGTTCGGTCGCCAGTGCTTCGACGTGCGGTACCAGCAGACGATGCCGGTGCTGAACAAGGTGTTGCAGGACCCGATCCTGAAGTCGATCCTGCTCGCACGGTAAGGCGTAGGTGTAATGCACGGGGTGCAGGGATGCATCCCGTTTCCCATAAACGAATAGAGAGAAGATCATGCCACACAAGAACCGTCAGTTGTCGATCAACGAAACCACGGCGCTCAACCTGATCGCCAAGCATCCGGGCTTAACACCCGCTGAAATCGGCGCGCATTTCCCGGAGGACATGTCGCCCACGTCAGCATCGGCAATCACGTCGCGCCTTACCTATCTGCGCTGTGTCAATCGGGTGAAGGTGAAGGGTGCGGCCAGCTATCGCTACTACTCGCTCACTGCACCGCTGCCCGAGGGTTACACGGAATGGAACAACACGCTTGTCAAGGTGAAGCGGTGGAAGAAAGGCAATGGCGAAGTGCCGCCGAAGGAAGCGATCGATACGCTGACGCACGACCTGTTCACACCGGAACCGCCAAGTGACAAAGTGTCACTTCCCAACGTGCTGATCGTGCTGCCGCTTGCCGAGAAGGAAACCATCACAGTCACGATCGAGCAAGCCCGCGTGATCTGGGTGCAGTTGAATTCGATCTTCGCGAAGTAATATCCTTACCATAAAGGAATGACATGAACCTGAACGACCTGCAACACACGCCCGTCACGCTGCACAACCACGTCGTCGAAGTGCAGCTTACGTGCAGCTTCTCATGGGGCACGGTGACCGACACGATCATCAGCGGCGAAGTGAACACCGCGAAGAATTCCAAGGGAGCATTGAGGGTCAGAAAGACCCTGCTGCCCGAGTCCAGCGGCGTGCGCGTGAAGGCCCTGCAGACGGTGCTAGGCGACTTCTACACGTGGCACACGCAGAACACCATGTCCACCCCCACGAAGGGCAGACGACTGCTGCCGGTGCCGTTCTACATGCTGTACATGGAGGAGAAATTCGCCAACGCGAAAGCCGCAGCGGACGAGGCACTGGAGGATTTGGTCACGCACTTCGATGCCGACGTGCAGCTTGCGCGCAACGAATTGGGGGATGCGTTCAATGCCGACGACTATCCGTCTGCCGAGGATATCAAGCGGTACTACAACATGGACGTGAAATTCTTCGAGTTGCCGACCAGTGACCGGCTGCTGCGCCTGCTCGGCGAGAAGGCCGCTGCGGACAACGACGCCTACGTGAAGCAGATGGCGCAGGTCGCGACCGAGGATGCCAAGGCGAAGCTGCGCAGGGTGGTCGAGTGCATGAACGAACGCCTTGCCAAGCCGGACAACATCTTCCGGGATACCCTGACACAGAACATGGACGACATGCTGGGCATCCTGCCGATGATGAACCTGACCAACGATCCGCAATTCGATGCGATCATCACGGATGCGAAGCAGACGTTGCAGGGCTGGGACCCCGATCAGCTTCGCAAGAACCCCGTCGTGCGCTCGCAGGTTGCGAAGGCGGCAGCGGATATTCTCGCAAGGCTCTGAGGAGAAGTAATGCTGTACATGCTGCGGGGTACCAAGACCACTGTCTATCTCTCCGACCTGATGAAACGGGTTGGCGCGATCGACGCCACTCACGCAGTCAACGAGCAAGGGGAAACCGTAATCATCTTCACCCTGCATGACCGCCGTACCAAGAAGCAGGTGCTGCGCCGAAGCGCACAACTAATCGACGACAGAAAGGAACCACATGGCAACGACAGCCATTAAGAAATTCGATCTTGCGAAGGGCCGCATTGCATTGCACTGCGGGTTCATGCTGCCGCTACTCTCGAAGCTGAAGTGGATCGACACGCCGCATGTGCCGGTCGCCGGTACCAATGGTAAGGAAGCGTATTACAACGGCGAGCATTTCGAGAACGAACGCACGCTCGGCGAGACCATCTTCATCATCCTGCATGAAGTGGGTCATCCGATGTTCGGGCACATGTCACGTCTGGGCGGGCGCGATCGCAAGCTCGCGAACATCGCGATGGACTACGCGCTCAACCAGCGCATCTGGGAGATGGTGCAGCAGATGCCCGCGCTCAAGGCCGAGTTGCCCAAGGATGCGCTGCTCGACAGCGCGCGGTGGGGTGACATGAATTGGGAAGCGATCTACGACGTGCTGCGCAAGGAGCAGCCGCAGATCGACGAGCCGGGCGAGGGCGGCAACGGTCAGGGTGGTAAGCAGGGACAGCAGGGTAAGGGCAAGTACAAGATGTTCGACGAAGTGTATCCCGCAGGGCAGAAGCTGGACGATAACGGCCAGCCCGTCGAAGGCAGCGGCACGACCGATGACGAGGCGGTGACGCTCGACAAGTCGTGGCTGCTGGCAGCGCAGGCTGCGGCGACGATGGCCAAGGCGCGGGGGATCGACGCGGGCATGCTGGGGGAATTCATCAATGACATGCTCAAGCCGAACATCGACTGGAAAACCCAGTTGCAGGACTTGATCTCGCGTATCGGTCGGGACGAGTCGTCGTGGCGCAGGTTCAACCGTCGGCACATCCATCGTGAGGCGTATCTGCCGGGGATGTACTCGGAGCATTGCGGGCCGATCGCGTTCATGCTCGACACGTCGGGCAGCATGAGCAGTGACGAGGGCAAGGCCGCACTCGGCGCGATGAACGATATCCTTGAGGACGTGAAGCCGGAACGCATCTACTACGGCCAGTGCGACACGAAGATGCAGGGTGACGTCGAGGAGTTGACGCCGCAGGACCTGCCGCTGGTCGGGATCGAAATGAAGGGACGCGGCGGCACCGATCTCAATCCGATCTTCGCGTGGGCGGTCGAGCATCAGCAGGAGATTGACTGCCTGATCGTGCAGACCGACGGACACATCAGCGAAATCGAAGGCCACAACATCCCTTATGGATTGCCGACGATATGGATCGTGACGACAAGCAACAAGACGCACTGCACGTTCGGCCATGTAATCGAAGTAACCGTGTGACCATCATCATCCGCAAGGATCGGCGAAGCGGAACCTACGACCTGTTCTTCAACGATGGCTACGGAGGATGGGCGTGGGCCGAACACGTGGCAAGGCTCTTGCGAAAGGATCTAACACATGCCCTCGCATCCGAGGAGGACCCCAAAGGAATTGCATGGAACGTTGCGTATCAAGCATTGGTTTGACGGCAGCAACTTTATCATCTGCATCAACGACCGGAAGTGGACCGGACCCACCAGCACACCCCGTATCCTGACCGCAGTAAAGAATTGGATCAACTACTGGACCCGCAGCGCGGGATGGACGAAACTCAACTATGAAGGAAACAAGATGATCCGAGTGCTGATCAAGAAGGAGCAGCCATTCGAGTTGCACGTCGTCGTGAATCCCACGGATGCGCTCAACGTCGAGAAGCTGGAGACCGAGGGGTTCTTTCACATTGGCGACTTCGACGACGAGAAGCAGATCGACAACGCGGTGCAGACCGTGGCAACCTATCTCGAATTGGAGGAGAGCCACACGTGATCAAGCCAACCCCACTGATGGCAAGTGACACTCTGTCACTTCGCGTACCCCTCGCTGGTGGTGCACGCTGCGGCAAGTGGACGTTGCTCGAACGCGCCGACGAGCGCAAGTGGCTATGCAGGTGCGAGTGCGGCGTCGTCAAGGCCGTGGATCGTAGCAACCTGCGCTCTGGGCGTAGTACATCGTGTAATAAAGGAGCATGCCGTACCCCCTCACGCCCGGCGTCCGCAGGAAGATTCTGGTCGCACGTGAACATGACCGGTGGCGAGGGTGCCTGCTGGCCGTGGATTGGCGCGATCGGCAAGCGGGGCTACGGCATCCTGTCATGGAACGGCTACACGTACTCCGCGCATCGGGTGGCGGCGTGGCTGTCGGGACTGATCGAGGATCCCTACGAGCCGAAGAAACTGTACGGCATCCTGATCGGGCACGAATGCGACAACAAGGTGTGCTGCAACCCGAGGCACCTGCGGCGCACGACGAACGCACAGAACACGAAGGAAACATGGGAACGTATACGAAGGGGCAAAAGCAAATGACGTCGCAGCGTCGTCCTGCACGACGCATCAGCATGTGCGTATGGGGCGATACGATGCATGCCGTGCACATCACGATCAAATGGATACCATCCACAGTCCAGATGCGAATGAAGGAAGAAGTGGCGTGGTTCTGGACGAGGGATGAAATGGTGCCGAAACTACGCCAGCGACTCGAAAGGTACCTGCGATGAAACTCACCTACATGAGTGTCAGGCTGTACACCGACGCGCGTACGTGGGAAGCGATCGTCATCATACGGAAGCTGCCCGACAGCGGGGGTGTGGACGATGGCATGCGCACGACGTCGGTCACGTCCGTGCTGACCCTGCTGCGCCACCACATCCAGACGTACCTGCGATGAAATACTTTCTGATTCGACACTATGCTATTGCCGGGACTGATGAAGTGCGCGTAATAATCAATCTCGACGTTTCGCCCACGTTCAATCTGTATTCGGTCGAATCGGAAAACATTATGGAAAGTCTGACGTACTACTTACGATCATTTCTAAAATGAAGCCGCCCATCTTCTGCGCTGCGGTCGGAACCAAGCTGGATGGCACGTTCCACATCTTTGTCCAGCGCGCGATGCCGGTACGCAAGGGTTACTACGTCGTAACCACCGATGCAACCAACCTATGTAAATGGATGAAAGAATGCTTGACGAGACACCACGCTACGCAATGTCGCACCGCAGGGGCAAACGAAAGTACACCTGCAAAATCATCATCCGCAAAAGCTGGCTCGCGGGTTTCGAAGCCCGCATGAAAGATGATCAGATCAACGCACTGGAGAAGCTGCTGCGAAAGGTAAGCGTATGGAAAAACCTGAAGTGATCCAAGCACTGCGCGCAAGAGCCAAGCTGTTCGCGTTCGAGGATAAGCAGATCGGCATCTACGCTGATCATCAAGTCGTGACGCTGCTGCTCGCCGCTGCAGCGATGATCGAGGAAGGCAATGACAACGTATCCAATCACGTTCAAGATCTACACCCGGTACAGATCCGACTCCTCTAGTGTGCGGATCAGGCTGGGACGCGACAGCATCGAACGCTACGTTATTGTGCGGCGCGATCCTGATGATTCTGGTTTCGCGTCTGCGTATGGCACGCTCGCTCATTTGCGCGATGCGCTGAAGTACGCACTTGCGGATGGGGAGTTGTGGCGATGAACCATTACGACCTGCAGATCAAGTACAACAATCCACGTACCGGATGGGAAGATGTCGAACGGTTCGTCGTCGGTAAGTCGCTGGCGTGGCAGTCCGGATGGCCTAGCTTTACAGTGCAGCAACGCCTGCACAACTGGCTCGTCGCGTATTTCTACAACATCAAGAAAGGAGCCACGCCATCAAAGTGATCATCAGCAAGGTCGGCAATTTCTGGCGCATGGTCACCGAGGATAAGAAAGACGGTACCGTCGAGCGGGTGTTCGTGCCCAGCGTCATCATCAAGTTTCTGCTGCACTACCTGAAAGATAAAAGAAAGGATGAATAATGGAATCACAACATGCGGATCTGGATGCGACTGTCGTCATGCGGCGGTTCTTCCGTGCGCTCAACGAGGAGAATCTTCTCGCTGCGGAGCTATGGGCTGGTCATGACCACTTCGACGGCGGCAGCATCGACTATGCGAACAAGTTCGATCGCTGGGTTCGGGACAAGATCAACACGTCCGAATTGCCGATGGATGTTCTCGAATGGTTGCTGACCTACACTAAGGGCACCACACGAAATTTCTTCCGGCGCGGCAGCGAATACCGCACCCGAAACCGGGGTAACAACTGGCGTGGTGTAGTGTGCGATCTAGTACGGGAGTGGATGCGCAACCCGCGCGATCTGAGTGAAACACAGAAGCGCATCGCGCGATTACTGTACGACCTGACGTGGCTGACACCCGACTACGAGTTGATGGATTCGAAAGAGGGACGTGACTGGCTGCTGAAGATCGCCACGCCTGCCAAGCTGATGAAGATGGCGCTGGTCGTGCGTTCTGGTTGGGATACCACCAAGAGCAAGCACGTCACCCATCCGATCTGCATGCCGTTGATCGAAACCATGCTTGCCAAAGGGCCGGTCGATCTGTCGCTGTGTGGCAGCGAGTTGCTGGCGCAGTACAAAAAGGACGAGGGTCGCGCGATCGCGCTGAAGCTGATCGCCCAGCGTGACACCAGCATCCCGATGCCCACACAATTCACCGATTTTATTCAGAACGTCGTCGAGCAGTACAAGTGGTACCAACGTGTAAGAGAAGATCTGCCAACCCTACTAGGAGCCAAGACCCATGAATCAGACTGAAGATCTGCTGCCGCTACCTGAAATCGTCCGCCAGCATGACGACGGCGCGCTGCCGGTGAAGCGCACCAGCATGCCGAAGAAAAGCCGACCGAACTACAGGCCGACACCCTACATGGTGCGCGACAACGGGCGCTGGCACCGCGTTTATGCGGGTGAGAACGGTGTGCATCACGCCAACTTCGATGGCACCCCCGCCGCACTCGACGTGAAGGAAACCGAATGAACCAGCAACGTCTGCCCCCAGTGCTTGAAGCATACGTTGCCGACTATGCCGACTCCGAGGATTTCGACATCGTGTGGTACACCTTCGCGATCGCTCACGAAGCATGCAGGTTGCAGCGCGAGGCTGATAACCTGTCACAGGATGCTGTGCGCCTGACGACCCCACTTGTCGTAGGAAAGCTCACATGAAATCCATCCTCGACCCGACGTTCAAATACGTCGACAGTACGCACACGAACCTGCACAAGACGTTCGAGCGCATCCGCAGGGAACAGAACCTGCCACCCCCCGAGCCGCTCCCCGTGCCGAACAACGTCACCCCGTTCCCACGCAAGGAGAAACCCGCGTGAAGTGCCCACGATGCGGACAGGGGACGTACGTCGCAATCACCCGGTCCTACGGACCGATGGTTATCCGCATCCGAGGCTGCTCCCGCTGCCGCCGTCGCTTCCGTACTGAGGAACGCTGCACTGTGGAGCTACCCATGGAACAGAAGAAACAGTCCTCCGTCGAAGCGCGCCGGGCTGAACGCGAACGCTGGCACAAGCGGCCCTGACGCCCGCCTTTACACCTGCACGCCTGTACCATTTGTAACCCTTTGAAAAAGCTATACGTCCGTTCATGGTCCGTTCGTTGCTTCACCGTTCAAGTTACCACCATATCCGAGGGAGACTCCCATGTTCTTTCGAACCACACTGGCTGTCGCATTACTCGGCATCACCACGGCGGCGTCCGCCACGCTGTGCGACCTGTCGAGTGGCAAGGACAATTCCTGCACCATCAACGGCGCGATCTACGCCAACCCGACGAACCTGACCAACATCGGCAGCGGTACGATCTTCCCGTTCCTGACCACGCAGGCCAGCGGCACGGAGTCAGGCTTTACTACCGACGAGCCGACGCCGAGCCAACTGCCGCTGGACGACAAGCGCGACAATGCGAACACCTTCACCAACACGTTCGCCGACCAGAATCTCGGGCAAGTAACGGTCAACGGCGTCACCTACTTCGCGTTCTTCCTCGACACCAACGAACCGGATGGTGGTACCGACCCGCTGATTTCGCTCGACTCATTCAAGATCTTCGACACAGGCGGCACCACGGCCTTTACCGCGACGACCAAGAACGAAACGCTGGCGCAAATCGAAGGCACCGTCGGCTTCAGCCTGATCTACAGCCTCGACACGCCGAGTCAGGACAACACGATCCTGATCGACTCGTCGCTGTTTAAGGGTTCGGGGTTGGGCTTCGACATGACGCTGCTGATCCCGACGGCGCTGTTCATCGGGCATAACCCCGCCGACCGGCTCATCGTCACCACACAGTTCGGCCTGTCGGGCGGCACGATCACGGGCGCTGGCACGGCGGATGGCTTCGAGGAATGGAACGCTGCGGTCGGTGCGGTCCCCCCGCCGCCACCCCCGCCGATCCCGGAACCTGCTACGCTTGCGCTGTTGGGTATCGGCCTGTTTGGCCTGTTCGGTGTGAGGCGTTTTCGCTGACTCCTGTCCTACTCCTTCCTGCCGGGGCCACTGCCCCGGCTTTTTTTCGTGGGTATGCCGTCAGTCGGAAAGTAGTTGCCGCGATTTCGCCAGAAGCGTACATCATGTATCGTCCACTTCTGGACATATGGAGTTTCCGACATGTCAAAAATAGTAACTGTCCCCATCGGGTCGCTCGTCAGCAATCCGCACCGGCTGGTCAAGCGTTACCCGTTCAACGAAGAAAAGATCGCGGCACTACGCCGGTCCATCGCCGATGTCGGGCTGTGGGAAGGTGTGATTGCACGTGCTGCAGGTGAGAAATACGAACTGGCTTTCGGTCACCACCGGATCGAAGCTGCCAAGCGCGAGAAGCTGCATGAAGTGCCCGTGATCGTGCGCTCGCTTACCGACGAAAAGATGCTGCAACTGATGGGACGCGAGAACGGCGAGGACTACCGCACCGATTTTCTGGTGCTGCTGGAAACGTGGGAAGCGGCAAGAAAATTTCGAGCGCGCGAGCTCGAAAATCCGAAAGCTATTGATATTGCTCGCCTTCTTGGATGGACAACAGACTCGGGCAGCGCGCGTGAAGAACGGATGAATCAGACTGGAAAAGCCTGCGCTGCCGGGTATGCGCTTATTGCTGGCGGACATATTGCACGCGATGACTTGGGCGGTCTTAGCGTTAAGGCAGCAATGGAGATTCTTACCCGTGCGCAAGATCGCATGGAGCAACTGGAACGGCTGGGATCGAAAACAGCGCGACCGCATGCAGAGATCGAACAAGCGAAACGTCACGTTGCTAAAGGCGCACGCGAGACAGCACGGCAGGTCAAGGATGGACGCATTGCACACCGCGACATTCGCAGTCAGGTCGATGTGAATGCCTACAAGCATGCGAAGGGGGCGAAGCGTATCACGCCATTATTTGCAGCGTTCGGCAAGACGTTGGGGGATTCGCTCGACCATATGCTGAGTGACGACAGTGCGGCGAATCGCCTGCAGGCGATCGTGGATGCCCTCGACAAAATTACACTCGATTCGGACCGCGACATCGTTGCGCGCGTGGCACATACCCTCGGTGGGGTCAGCGAGCGGGCGCTGCGCTGGCAACACAAGATCAGTAAGAAGCCTGCATCGGTTACCAAACTGAAGCTACTGGAGGGCTGATCATGATCAAGTACCTGCGCCGAACCGCCGCATTGCAATGCCCGATCCACAAAGCCATTCGTGAGGAAGCTGGGCAGGAACTCGAACGTCAGGGTGCGTTTTCCAAATTGCAGGTCCTTGAAGCATTACGTTTCGAAGCCGTCGCCGAAGCGATTCGCTGGGACTATGTGCGCGAAGCATTGGAGGAAGATATCGGCTGCGATCTGGTACCGGTAGTCGAAGCGTTTTTCGCGTCGCCACGCTCCAAGGAAAAGCGGGACCATCCCGTATCGAAGTTTCCGGAAAAATATCTCGCCAGCGGCTACGGCAAACGCACTGCAGGCTTTGCGAGTGTCACTGAGGGGGCCAATGCCGAGCTAATCGTGGAGCGCGTCATTCAGCGCAAGGCCATCGCCAACGGCGAAGCGAAAGCACTGCGAAATTACGTCGATGCCGTTACCCGGCATGGCGCGAAGCGTGTAGTGAAACAGTTGCAAGCGCAGCCCGAACTTATATCGAATGCATCTAAATAGCCCTTCCCCCGGTATGCACTCACTGGGTCGTACCGGGGTTTTTATTGAGGGACAACATGCAAATAGTCGTTCTCGATTTTGAAACTTTCTGGGATCAGGATTATTCGTTGTCGAAGATCAGCAACGAAGCCTACGTGCGCGATCCGCGCTTCGAAGTGATCGGCGTTTCCATCAAACAAGGACCGGAGCCTGCGCTATGGTACTCAGATCCCATGGAAGTACACACGGCCCTCGCCAATATCAACTGGTCAGAATCAGCCCTGCTGGCCCACAACACCTACTTCGACGGATCGATTCTTGGATGGCACTTTGGCTTCTATCCCAAGTTCTATATGGACACAATGTCGATGGCGAAGCCGCGTTTCAACATGACGTGTGGTACGTCATTGGCCGCGTTAGCGACGACACTTAATATCGGTGAGAAGGGGGTTGAAGTAGTCACATACAAGGGATTCCATCGCCTCGATTTCACACCCCACGATCTCGAATTATACGGGCGCTACTGCTGCAACGACGTCGAGTTGACATGGCGGCTGTTCCAGAAGCTGCGCGCGATGGGCGATCACGAATACAAGCTGATCGATCAGTACATCCGGCTGTTCGTCGAGCCACTGCTGCAGGTCGATGACCTGCTGCTGCGCAATCATCTGGAGGAAGTGCAGGCGTATCGCGAAGCGAGCTTGACGATGGCCGCACTGGAACTCGGCATGGAACCCGAGCAACTGAAGCAGGACGTGGTGAGCAACGAGAAATTCGCTGCGCTGCTGCTGTCGATCGGCGTGGATCCGCCGCAGAAGATCAGCCCGACCACCGGCAGGGTAACGTGGGCATTCAACAAAACCGATCAGGGATTCCTCGACATGATGGAGGAAGCCGAGAACGATCCCGACACGATCTTCAAGACGCTGATCAGCGCGCGAATCGAGAACAAGAGCAGCATCGAGGAAACCCGTACCCAGCGATTGATCGGCGTGGCCTCGCGCGGCCCGCTGCCGGTCTATCTCGGGCATTACAACGCGCACACCGGGCGTGCGGGCGGCGGCGATATGCTCAACCTGCAGAATCTGCCGGTGCGCGATACCCGCTACGACTACCCGATCCGGCAGGCGCTGTGCGCGCCGCCTGACCACGTGTGCATGGTTGCCGACCTGTCGCAGATCGAAGCACGCATCCTCGCGTGGCTGGCCGGGCAGGACGATGTTGTCGAAGCCTTCCGTGCGTACGACGAGGGACGGGGGCCGGACATCTACTGTGTAACAGCCAGTACCATATTCGGACGGGAGATTACCCGCGCCGACGAGAAGGAACGGATGATCGGCAAGATTGTCCGGCTCGCACTCGGCTACGGCATGTCGCACGTCAAGTTTGCACGCGTGGCCAAGGTCAAACCCAAGGAAGCACACGCGATCGTCGACCGGCACCGGCAGGCATCACGACACATCGTGAACCTGTGGAATCAGGGTGACGACGTACTGCGCTGCATCATCCGGCAGCAAGGTGGCGTGCTGGGTAAACATGGCGTGCTGAACGTCGACGCTGACGGCATCCACCTACCCCGATGGGGCCGGGTGATCCGCTATCCGTACCTGACGTACCACGAACGCGACGCCGAGCAGCAGGCGTTCTACACCTACCAGAACCGCAGGAAGTTGCCCAAGGTGTACGGAGCCAAGGTGGTCGAGAACTGCGTGCAGGCGCTGGCCGGGATCCTCGTTGCCGACGCATGGCTGCGGCTCGCCGCGCTGGGCATGACCGTGGTACACCAGTGCCACGACGAACTGGTATTGGTAGTGCACCGGAACGACGTCGAACGGTGGGAACCCGTCGTCCGGCAGGAAATGAACCGGGTACCGGATTGGGCACCGGGGCTGCCCATTTCCTGTAGCATCGGGCATGATGCGCGCTACGGATTGGCCAAGGGATAGGGGGGGATGATGAAACGAATCTGCCTGCTGCCGTTGGCGCTGCTTACTGGCTGCGTCACCACGCTCGATCCTAATTACGCGCTGCAACTGGAAAGTTACCGGATGACGATCGCAGCGCAGCAGCAGGTTGAAGTGGCCAAGGCCAACGCCGAAGAAGCGCGCTATCAGGCAATGGCAGCGATCGCCCAGAACAGCGATCCGAACACCCGTAACATGGCCGTCATGGCGCTCGCGCTGGCACGCGGGGGCAACGGCGGGGGTGGTAGCGTCAATGTGGTGTTGCCGCAAGCACCGGAGCGGCAGGAGGACCGAGCCTACAAGTGGGCCGCGCTGTTCGCTGCTCCGGTCGCCACTTTGGTACAGGGATACTTTGGGTACCGTACCGCGATCAACGCCTCGAACAACAACCGAGAATCCAGCATCGCGGCGTACAATTCATTCGGCACGGTGGCGACAGCGGGTTTCAATTCGAATGTGGGTATCGCCAACGCAGGCTTCGGCACCGCGCAGGGAATCGCCACAAGCGGCTTCAACGCCATCAGCACCATGCGGCCACCCGCACCCAACATCATCACGCTCAATGGAACCGGCGTTATCGCTGGTCGTGACGGTAGCTATGTCGGACCCAACTCGGGATCGAATAGTGGTAACACTGGTCGTATAAGCTCGCCCAACGACGACCATCGGACTGTGACTTGCATCCCGTCAGTCGACGTACCTTGCTGATGCTGTGGCTGCGGACATTCCAACTCGCATAGCTTTGCTGGAAGCTAGGGTAAGGATCATTACCTTGGCACTCGAAGGTATGATCGTCGCGTTCGTAACCGCGTTGATCGCCTATTTTTTCAAGGGTTAACTCAGGAGAAATGCACATGCAACCTTTCCTCGCAATGGTGTATCCGATCTCCGGTCACGCCGATCAAGGACTGCCGGGACAAGGCGGACGTCCGGACAACAGCTTGCCGCAGCCCCCGCGTCCCACGGATCCGGGCTACGGCCACCCGGCATGGGGGCCAGTCGATCCCGGCTACGGTCAAGGCCGTCCCAATCGCCCCGACCAAGGGCTACCCGGCTACGGCCACCCCGACGCCGGACTGCCAGTTCAGCCGGGGCATCCGAGTGGTGGCTTTCCTGTCGCACCGGGACATCCCGATGCGGGCCTTCCGGGTGGTGGGGGCGGCTCGACCCTGCCGGTCTGGTCCCCGCGCTTCGGCTGGCTGATCATGCACATCGCGAACCAACCGGACAATACCCTCCCGGGACAGCCGGGGCACATCACGGGACAGCCTGTACCACCGCCGCACGGCAGCGGCCAGCCGCTTCCTCCGGGGCAGCCAACACGACCGGACAACACACTGCCGGGTGCGCAACCGAAATCTTCGCCGGAAAATCCGGGCGTCTAAGGAGGAGAATCCCCGAAGTGACACGCTGTCACTTCGGGGTGTGAGGAGCCAGCATGAAGAAACATCCGGGGTTTAAAGCAGTGCAAGCGAAGATCGCCGGTCAGGGTTACAGCAAGAAGGCTGCAGGCGCGATCCTCGCTGCATCGTCACGCAAGGCCAGTGCTGCAGCGAAGAAACGAAATCCGCGACTGAAAAAAGTATGACCGTCGCGCTCGAAGCGAAACCAGTGTCGTGGTCGTACAGCGCGCTCGACCAGTTCCTGACGTGCCCGAAGCAGTACGCGGAGATCCGGGTATTCAAGAATTTTGCGGAACCCAATACTGAGCAACGGGACTGGGGCAATCACGTTCATAGCTGCATCGCGCGCTCGCTGACCCAAGGTGAGCCGCTACCGTCGGACATGGACCAGTGGCAGCCAGTCGTCGAGCAGTTCCGTGCGCTAAAGGGTGAGCTTGTCGCCGCCGAGGAACAGTGGGCATTCAAGCGCAACCTGCAGCCGTCCGACTGGTTCAGTAAGGAAACGTGGCTACGTGTAATCATCGACGCGCTGTGGATCGACGGCAAGGTCGCGAAGGTCGTAGACTGGAAAACCGGCAAGCGTCGGTTCGGCTCACATCAGCTAGAATTGTTTGCCGCTGCAGTATTCACCCGCTTCCCGCAGGTCGACGAAGTGCGCGCGATGTTCGTGTGGCTGAAGTCGTTCCAGCAGGATAAGGAAACTTACCATCGCAAAGAACTACCTGCGTTGTGGAACAAATTTCTGCCCGACGTGAACCGCCTCGAATACGCGCACAAGACCGCGACGTGGGTACCCAAGACGAGCGGCCTGTGCAACGCACACTGCCCGGTGACGACATGCACGTTCAACGGCAAGAGGAGACAGTGATGCCCAGCGTAAGTGCGAAGCAGGCGAAGCTGATGGCTGCCGCATGCCACGATCCGAAGTTCGCGAAGAAACGCAAGATCAGTCAGAAGGTCGCATGTGAATTCAACAGGGCGGACAAGGGCAGCAAATTCCTAAAGGGGAAAAAGAAATGACCCCTCGCGAAGAAGATAGAATCTTTCGGCTGGGCATAGAAACTATGCGAGAGGCAGTGCTGCACGAACTCGCTGGGTGGAAGGACGAACACGGCGTCGCGAAACTTATCGAACATCACATCGAAAAACTCGAACCGAAAATATACACATGCCAACCACCCCGGAAGGGAAGCTGAAAGAAAAGGTCAAACAGTTACTGAAGGAAGCAGGTTTCTGGTACTTCATGCCGGTTGCAGGACGCGGTACCATCGGCATTCCTGACATTATCGGCTGCACGCCGAAGGGCCGGTTTTTCGCGATCGAATGCAAGGCTCCGGGTGGCAAGCTTACGCCGCTACAGGATAAGGTGCTGATGGACATTACCCGGCAACATGGCTACACCTTCGTGGTGTGGCCAAGCAACCTGTATCAATTACAACAACTGATCGAGTCGATCAAATGAAAATTGTGGGTGACGACCTGTACATCAAGCTGCGTGATCCGCGTCAGGTTCTCGCGCTGATCCCGCATGCCGAGCAGTACGATAAGCACATCGTGCGGATTCCGCACGACATCGAAGAAACCAAAGTTCTCAGGAACATAGGTATTCCAGTTCCGGCACCAATCCTCACCCGCTACCATTGGCCGGGACTGTATCAGCCATTCGATCATCAGCAGGAGATCGCCGCGTTCGCGACGCTGCATCCGCGCTGCTTCATCCTTGCGGATATGGGGCTGGGCAAGAGCCTCGCCGCACTGTGGGCTGCCGATCATCTGATGAATCTCGGCACGATTCGCAAGGCACTGATCATGTCCACGCTGTCGTGTCTCGACGCGGTGTGGCACGCCGAGATCTTCCGGCACTTCATGCATCGTACGTCGATCGTCGTACATGGCAGCAGGAAGCAGCGGGTCGACGCGCTGAAGGAGGATGTCGACTTCTACATCATCAACCATCACGGCCTGAAGATCGTGCAGCAGGAGCTTGCTGCACGTGACGATCTCGACCTGATCATCCTCGACGAGGGATCGGCATATCGCAATTCACAGACTGACATGTACAAGACATTCCGCAAGCTGCTGCGCCCCGAGCAACGGCTGTGGATACTGACCGGGCAACCCTGCCCGAATGGTCCAGTCGATGCGTGGGCGTTGGCGCGACTTGTTTCACCGGGCAGGGTCCCGGCCTACTTCGGACGGTGGCGCGATGAAACGATGCGCAAGGTGTCGCTGTTCAAGTGGGTCGCCAAGGAGGACGCGATTGAGAAAGTGCACCGCGCGCTGCAGCCTGCGATCCGCTTCGCGAAGGCCGACTGCCTGACCCTGCCGCCGACGATCTATCTGGACCGCGAAACTCAGATGTCGAGGGAACAGCAGAAATGGTTCAGTGAAATGAAATCCCGGCTGCTGATCTACGCCCAGCAGAACGTCATCACGGCGAACAACGCGGCGATCCTGCTTTCGAAGCTGCTGCAGATCGCGGCGGGCTGCGTGCGCTCCGACAGCGAGGAGTACGTGCCGCTCGACGTGACCGAGCGCCTTGCCACCCTCGACGAGATCGTTGACGAAGCCAACGCCAAGAGTGTAGTATTCGTACCATACCGTGGCGCTCTGCACCAAGTCGTAGCCCATCTGGAGAAACGCTTCACCGTGGCGAAGATCGACGGCGAGACCAGCCGCACCAAGCGCAGCGAGATCCTGCGGGCGTTCGAGTCGACGGCGAACCCGCAGATTATCGTCGCGCATCCCAAGACGGCGGCGCACGGGCTGAATCTGGTGGCTGCGGATACGATGATCTGGTTCTCGCCGATCCACTCGCTCGACGTCTATGGGCAGGCATGCGAGCGCATGGCGCGACCGGGGCAGAAGCTGACCACCCGCATCGTGCACATGGGTGCGACCAAGGTGGAGTGGGGGGTGTACGCCGCGCTGCGCGACAAGGACAATCTGCAGCAACGGCTGCTGAAGCTGTTCAAAGAGGAACTACAGGTGTAATATGTAGTATAATGTTGTATCACTGAGGGGAGCGTATGGAAATCGAGACAATGAACGATGCACTTTTGTTATACCGGAAGATCGAAGCGAAGCAGGACGAATTGAAAGCGAAGTACGAAGAAGAAAATGGCAAGTACGTTCGCGCCATGAAGCAACTGGAAGTGGTCATGCTGCAACTGCTGCAGGCGCAGGGCGTGACCCACATGAAGATCGACGGGATCGGACTGGTGAAGCAAGTCGACAAGCGCCGTTTCGGCTGCGCCGACTGGTCGCTGTTCTACCCGTGGGTCGTTGCCAACGATCGGCCCGACCTGTTCCAGAAACGCTTGCTCGACTCGGCAATGGAGCAGTATCTTGAAGAATCCGGGGGATTGCCGCCCGCGTGTAAAGTCGAGACCACCCGCACCATAACCGTACTGAAAGGTTGATACACAATGAACAACGCACTCGTAGCACTACAGCAACAGGGTGTCTCGCTCGTCGACGACGACAACACCCGCGCGATCGCCAACACGCTGGCCGGGGGTCTGACCGGGGGCGGCTTCGGCAATCGGATCTCGTTGCGTGGCAACCGGTTCCGCTTCATCATCAACGGTACCGACGTCGGCGCGCACAAGGAGAGCTATCTGGACGTGGTGTTCCTTGCGGCAAACCCGCACGTGTCGCGGATCTATTACGCCAAGCAGTACGACATGAACGCCAAGCCGGAAGCGCCCGACTGCTATTCGTTGGACGGCAAGTCACCGCCGCTCGACGTGCCGAACCGCCAGTCGGACAAGTGCGCCATCTGCCCGCAAAACGTCAAGGGGTCGGCGATCCGGGGCGACAGCAAGGCCAAGGCATGCGCGTACAAGAAACGGGTCATCGTCGCCGCACCGGATTCGATCGATGGCGACATCTTCGCGCTGGACGTGAACGCGCTGTCGCTGTTCGGGGACGATCAGTCCGCGCAGAACATGTACAACCTGAAGTCGTACATCGAAACGCTGACCGCGCACTCGATGATGGCGGTGAAGCTGGTCACCCGGCTGACGTTCGACGAACGCTCGTCAGTGCCGAAGCTGTTCTTCAGCCCGATCCGCATGCTGACGCCTGTCGAGTGGGAACAGTCGAAGGTCCGCATGCAGGAAGAATCGATCCAGTTGATGCTGTCCGATGTAATCAACGAAGTCGAAACCGGCGAAGTGAAACCGGAAGCGGTGCGTACGGCAGCACCAGCGGCTCCTGCGCCCGCCAGCGAAGCGAAACCAGAACCAGTACGGCAGGCCGCTCCTGCGCCCACCGCTGCGTCTGTGGCTCCGCAGATGCCCGCGCTGCCCCGTCCACGTGGCCGTCCGGCCAAGGCTCCTGAAGCTGCAGCGCCGCCTGCTGCTGCACCCACAAATGGCAACGGTGCAACCGAAGCAGTACCGGCACGGGGATTCGCGGCTGCCGCCGCAGCACCCGCACCAGCCGCAGCAACCGAGGGTGCAGGAAAATCGAAGGGGTTCACCATTGACCTTGACGATTTCGATGCGTAATCAACAGCCAACAGAAGGGGGTAGCCAAGCATGGGAAGCGATCCCTACAATGCGGCTGTTGACGAGTTGTCGCAGATCGGCATTGGATTGATTGAAGTTGGTGTTCCCCCGCCAAAACGCGGGGGCTTCATCACCGAGCTACGAGGAATACTGGGCCGGATGGCAGTGCACGATTCCATCGAACTGAAGAATGTTTCTCGCACCAAGGAGAAACAGGTGCGTGTCCGCATCACCGAGCAGGCACGCAAGCTCAAGCGCAGGTTTTCCGTCCGCGCCGAGAAACGGCCCAAGGGTGATACCCACTCGCGTACGTTGCGCGTCTGGCGTATTCAGTAGTTTCACGGGGGGACCGCGCAATGCGGCCCCCCACTTTCATAGGACGCGTGCAATGCTGTCTCTCGACGCATTTCTCACGCGCATCTTGCCTTCCACTGGGGACATCGTTGTTGTGCAGTTGACCGGTTCGCCACCCGTTTCGGTTCACTACGCATTCGCCTCGATTCCACAAGCTGTCGCCAAGATCCGCGCGCTCGAACAGATTCGTGCCAACATCTACATTGCCATGGCTGGGTTCAAGCCCGGCAGCGTCAAGACCCGCAAGGGACGCTCGCAGGAGAACGCCGAACGTCTGCGCGCCCTGTGGCTCGATCTCGACGTCGGCCCGGAAGCTGGCAAATATCCCACGCAGCGCGATGCTGCAACCGCACTCAAGGCATTCATCGAAACGACCGGCCTGCCTGCGCCGCTCGTAGTTGGCTCTGGTGGTGGACTCCATGTGTACTGGCCGTTCGACACCGACGTCGATCAAACGACATGGAAGCCGCTGGCGCTCGCGCTGAAGAATCTGTGTGTCAAGCACGGGCTAAAGATTGACATGCGCTGCACCGCCGACGCCGCGCGCATCCTGCGCCCCGTGGAAACTACCAATTGGAAAACCGGCAACGCGCGACTGGTCCGGGTCAAGATCGATGCTGTCGCCACGCCGGTCGACGAGCTTCGTCCTCTGCTTGGCTTGAACGGTATTGACACACTACAACACATTCGCCACACAGGTATCAATGGTAATGCTTACGGTTTAGGTGCCATCGATATAGCCGATCCGGAGCAATTCGACGGTCAGAAAATTCTCGATGGTTGTAAGCAGATGCAGTGGGCGATGCACAACGCCGACGACGTACCCGAACCGATGTGGCGGGAAATGGTCGGCACGCTGTACAAGAGCAACGCGCCACACCTGATCCACACCCTGTCACAAGGCCACGCCGCGTACGATCACGCCGAGACCGAAGCCAAAGGTCGGCTGTGGAAGGGCAGGGGCGCGACGTGCAAATCACTGGAAACGGAGCATCCGGGAGGCTGCATCGGGTGCCCGCATCTGGGGATCATCAAGTCACCATCGTCGATCGGTTTCATCGTCGTCCCACCACCGGAAGTCCACATCGATCCAATCACATCGATGCCGCAGAACTGGTTTCATCAAGACAACATGCTGTGGATGCATACTGATGACGGGCCATCCAGAATCTATTCGGGTACCATCGAAATCGGCATGCCGTTCATGGACCGCAACAGCTTCGGTGTGTCACGCATGCTGGCTCCCGTCGCCACGATCGTCAACGGTGCACGCACGGAGGGATACGTCGACTATGCCACGACCGGCTCGCCCAGCGAACTGCACAAGGCCCTCACGTCCTGCGGCATCATCTTCGAGCAACGCCACCACAAGAGCGCCATGAACAACATCCGTGCATGGCTGCAGGACGCGCGCAGCAAGGCGGTCGTCGCCCCCGCCCAGCGACAACTCGGGTGGGACTCGACCAAGATGTACGAACACGATTCAGCCTACGTGCTGGGCGACACCATCTACCGCCCCGACGGCACGCAATTCGTGACCCGGCTGTCCGAGGACATCCAGCAGTTCGGCAAGGATCTGCGCCCCAACGGCAGCATGCAGGAGTGGCAGCGCGCGTTCAACCTGCTGGGGCTGCCCGGCTACGAAGCACACATGGTCATGTCGTGGATCGGCTTCGGCGCGCCGCTGATCCGGCTGGCCACCGAATCCGCCGCGATGGTACATGCCTACAGTCAGGAGACCGGGCAGGGCAAGACGACGGTGCTGCGGCTGATCAATTCGATCTATGGCGACCCGGCGTCCGCCAGCCTGTCGTGGTCGGCCAATGCGACACCCAACGCGATCCAGACCGCCATGTCGCTGCTCAACGGGGTGCCGATGGGCATCGATGAAATCAGCCGCCTCGAACCTGACGCACAGCACAAGCTGCTGTACGAATGCACCGACCAGACCGGACGCAAGCGCCTGAAGCAGAACGGTGTGCTGCCACCGCCGCTGATGACCCGCACGATGATGTTCAGCACCGGCAACACCAGCCTGCGCGACGTCGCCAGCACGCTGCAGATGGACGCCTCACCATTGCAGGCGCGACTGATCGAATTCCCGCTGACCTTCCCCGCCATGACTCCCGACGAGCAGATCGAACGGCAGACGATCGCCGAATCGATCAAGAGCAACTTCGGCCATGCCGCACCCAAATTCATCCAGTACCTTGTGGAACATCAGAAGAAGGTGCCGGGATGGCTGCACGTGACACGTCTGAAACTGATACAGGCGGCGCAGGTCGATTACTCGGACGAACGCTTCCGCATCACCAGCTTGGTGTCGATGATCACCGGAGCGAGCATTGCCAAGCGGCTGGGACTGATCGACCATCCAATCGAACGCGGCGTCGAGTGGATCATCGACTGGTTCGGCAAACAGCGCGAAGTGCAGGAGAAGGCCGGGGATACGCCGACCGCCATTCTGGAACGCATGCTGGGCGCGTTTTACCCGTTCATGGTAGTGGTCGATCGCGACACGCCGGTCAACATCGGGTCGAACGCACCCGGTACGATCAAGACTGTCACGGCTGTCAAGCGCCCGCTGCGCGACGATCTGCAGGGACGCTTCGCGAAGGAAGAACGACGGGTCTACATCAACACCGTCAAGGTCAAGGAGTGGCTAGTGGACAATCGGCTGAACGTCACCGGCATGCTCGACAAATGGCGGGACATGCAACTGCTCGTCGATACGGCCCAATGCGTGCTGGGCAAGTGGACCTACGAGCATGACCTGATGCTGCGCCCGACCTGCTACATTTTCGATCTGTCGAAGCGGGACGATTTAGCGGACGTACTGACGCCATGATGCCCGACGAGCCGGAAGTCAGCGAACGGATGAACCCCGTTCAGTACGCGTGGCACCTGCTGCAGTTGGGTGCATGGTATCTATGGCCGAAGAACGACTGCCCCTACTGCTGGTGGTACCGGGGCGTCGGTATCGGCCTTTTACTTGGAGGGATTACTACGTGGTTGACGCTGCTGATTCTGAAAAACTAGCGGCACACTGCACCGATCTGCACGACAAGGTGCGGGACATTCTGCAGAAAGAGCCAATGCACATTCGCGTCAATGTGCTGTTGGCGAGTCTATTTGGCGCGACCGACGGTGCACCGCATCAGACGTGGGCACCCTTCCTCGCCAACTTTCTCGTCCTGCTGGCCCAGCGCGATGGAGTGTTCATCGGAGTGAGCCGAGTGGGTGATAACGAGGACGATGACGAGGGGGGTGAGCAGCCCAGCCTACACTAACGAAGGCCGAAGCGCGGTACGTTGATACTGCCGAATAGCATCCCCAGCAACAGGATGACAGCGATCAATCCGACGATCACCAGTATGATCGTCTTGAACGGGTCGGGCAGCGGGATCTGGCCAATGATCCAGTAGATCAAATAAAACACCAGCGCCAGTATGACGATCGTAACAAGTAGTCCAATCAGGTCCATCATCCACCACCTTTCCCAGTGATGTGGTAATACTGCCGCAGCGCCTGCTGCTGCAGTTGCTGCTTCATCGTGTTGATCTGCAAATCCGTCGCCTGCGGACGTGCCTTGAAGTCTTTGTAGATCGCGCTGATCTGCTTGTCGGTGTCGGCGAAGATTCTCTCCAGTGCAGCGAGCTTCTGCGTATCAGGCGTCGGCGTACCACGCCGCAGCGCGTTCGGGTTGGTTGTGTAGTATTTCGCTTCGAGCGTTTCCTGCTTGGCGAGATTGTAGTTATCGTCGTCGGCGAAACTCGATGCCGTCGTATCGAAGCGTTTCGCGATCGGGCGCGTGAGATCGAATCCACCACGGGTGTCGACCTGTCCCGGATACGACGGCGGCTTGTTCGAACCCAGCACGTCCGACCAGTAGTTCGTGTACCCCGTAGGATCAAACGCCGCCGCGAGATATTTCAATTGCGCAGGTGCCACGTCGATCCCCGTTACCTGATAGAGCGCCTTCGCCGCATTCACCGCCAACGTATTCTCGTTCTTCGAATACATTTCCCGCATCGGCGATCCACCCGCCTGCAGCTTGTCCTTGTTCTGCACGATCTTATTGCCGAAGGTATTCTCGTTCTTGCTGAGATCGTAGACCGGCAATAGTACCGACGGCGTAATCGTACGCAGCAGGTAATCTGACAGGTTCGACTTGTAGCCGGTAATGTCCTGCTGCGGCGTGTTGAGCGGCGACACCGTTTGCGCGACGACCCGCATGAACCGCGACCACATCTGCGCGGGAGTCGACTGCGTATCGCCCCAGATGCCGTCGCCGATGGTGTTGCCGATCGCGTAGAACGGGGCCAGTTCCTGCGGAATCGGTATCCCCGTCGCGCCCTCATGAAAGATGATCATCGAGTCGCGCTTGTTCTGCTGCATCTTGCCGTATCTCGATTTACCGTCTTTATCCTTGTCGCTGTCCCGATAGCCGATGGCCGCAGCCATCAGGCCCAATCCCATCAGCCCGACCGTCGCCGCCTGCGTGTACGGATTCTTCTCGTTGACCAGCTTGTCGTAGTACGTTGCCAACCCCTGAATCTTCGCGTTGGCGAACAGGTACAGTGGACCCAGCGGCACCGTGCCACGCGTTTCGAAGTTGACCGTGGTGGTTTTCGCCGCGATCGCCGCGCGATGTTCTGCCGCCTGCGTCGTCATACCCTGCGCCAGATGATGTTCGTTCACCGTGTTGAAGATGGCGAGCCGGGTACCCGATTCGAGCGCCTGTGAGAACGCCATCAGCACTTCGCGCGCCTGCCTGCCGCGCTGCTTCAGCGTGTCCTTGGTCGACGGGCTAAACTTTCCGTTCACCGCAGCGTTGATCGGATCCAGTCCGGCGTACGCCTGCTGCGTCACCAGCCCACCGGCTTCCTTCGCCTGCTTGTAAACCCCCTTCGCTTCCTTGCCGAATGCTTCGGCGAATGCGCTATAAAACGCCGATCCCCACACCTGTGGCGAGGCCAGATGCATGAAGAACCGCGCCCGTGAATATTCCTTCGGCAACTGCACTGCAGTGGTAGCAACGTCACGCAACAGATTGAACACCGCGAAGCCGGGGTTCGCCGCCGTCTTGCCCAGCGCCATGATGTGCGACATTGTTGCCACCGCACCGATCGCCGCCGTCTTGGCAGACTGCTTCTGCGCCCCGCTGAAGATGTTCAGCGAATTGAAGATCGCATCATCCTCGATGCTCATGTACACCCGCTGGCCATCACCGACAAACACCTGTACCGCACGCGGATTGAGCGGGCTAACCGTGTCGACGCCATAACCCAGCGTGAAGTCGCGCGGGTCGATCTTGATCTTGGTTTTTGCCGGGGTCGAAAAATCGAATACCCGCTTGCCGTTCTCGTCAAGAACGTTGAACATCTTCGACGCAAGCTGGTAGACAATACCAGCGATGTTGTTCTGCTCGCCGCGCATGACGGTGCGGATCATGTTCTCGCGGATGCGCTGGAATGGCACCGTGCCCATCGCCGTCGAACCCGTCGCAGTCTTGCCGCTGACGGTGCGTTCACCGATCTGGATCGGCACCCAGTATTTGTAGGTGCCCTTGATCCGATCGACCGTCGCCTTCGGCATCAGGTGATACGCCTGCGCCATGTCGAGCGTCGCGTCGCCCATCTGCTTGTACAGCATGGCGAGCTTTTCCACTTCGGCGAAATATGCAGGTGAATTCTTGCGCAGGTTGTCGTTGGAAGTTTTAGCGGCCAGTTGATCGGACTTCAGCTTGTCGAGGGATCGCTTCGCCTCACCAGTCGTCCAGTCAGTGTCGGGATCGAGCATCTGCTGCTTGTGCGCCGCGCGCTCCTCGAAGTGCAGATTGGTCACATCCTTGTCGATCTCCTCCTGCGTCAAACCAAACTTCTTCTCCATCGACGCGCCCTGCTCGGCGATCGGCTCGGCGTACTTCTTTTCCTGCTCCGCGATCTTGTTGGCCGCGTGCGTATTACGCAGGATGGCCTGATCGTCGATCTTCAGTTCGTCGGGCAGATGTTCGTTGTGCGCGGCCATTACTTCCTTGACCATGCGCCCAAAATCCTGAAACCCCGCGAAGCGATTCTGGAAGTAGCTCTGCAGCATGATCCTCTGCGCGCCACCCCCCAAAACCTTCGGTACCCACTTCGGCACCCGCCCGCGCTTCAGCACCAAATCCTTCGCCGGACCATTCGGTGTCAGCGTCGCCGGGCCGGTCTGGTTCGCCGTGTTGCTGCCGCCACCCCCACCAGTCTGCGTGCGCGCCGTCGTCGATGCCGGGGCTACCCGCTGCCCGGTCGCGCCCATCTGCGCCTGCACCGCTGCCTTGTTCGGGACGTTGGTTTTGGTCGCGTTCGGGTCGGTGGTGACGTTGCTGGTGGTCGACGTGTAGACGTTCCACGTGCCGTCGTCCTGCTCGTAGGCGACGGTCTGCAGATTGCCTTCGTTGTCGTACCCCGGCAGGAAATCCTTGGTCGCCTTCGGCGGCGTGGATGTCGGCGGCTGCGCTTCGTTCAGCGGTGGAATCGTCGTGTGGCCGTTCTCGCTGATCAGATCCTCGACCTGCTGCCGCGTCAACTTCTCGATGCGCGTGCCCTTGACGCCTTTCGGTTCGTCGTGTGTCGCTTCGTAGTAGTTGTAGGTTTTCCCATCCTTGTTCAGGTAGGCGATCGCGGTGCGCTCGCCGGTCTGCGGGTTCATCGCCGTCAGCGCATCACTCGGCGTACCGGCGTATGCCTTCCCGGTCTGCTGGTTCTTCTCGGCAGCAGCCTCATTCTGCAGATTGGCCGACAGGCTGAACACGCGTGAATCCAGCAGATCCTCGCCGGTCATCAGCGTTTCCGACAGCACACTGCGCACGCCCAGCAGGTTCAGCACGAATTTCTTGAACGCCGACAACGCATTCATCGGACCGTGCGTGCTTTCACCCGGCAGCGGGATGCCCCGCAGGTGATCCTGAAAGTCCTTGTTGCTGAATGCCTCGGCGACGAATTCCTCGACGCTGTGGAACCCCCGCGCATCCTGCATGCCAGTGCTGTTCGGATGCGCCTTCGCATACTCGAACAACTGGTTCATCCGCTTGGCAGCGGCCTTCTGCTCGGGCGTCTGCGGATTGCGCAGCGCCGCCTGCGTGCCCGCATGGCTGACTTCGTGCAGTACCGTAGCGTCATCGCCCTTTACCGGATCGATGGTGATGCTGTTGGTGCTGGGCGAGTATTGCCCCTTGATCCTGCCGGGCAGTTCGCCCATTTCGATCGATGCCGTCACACCCACGTCCTGCAGGCGTCCCGCCACCGCGCGCTGCAACTCGTCCGGCAGCGCCGTCTTGAGCGCGTCGAGCGTCGCGTGCACATCCCCAGCGTTGACTGCCTCGGTGACGTTGGTGGACGTGCCGCCGCCAGCCGGTCCGACGTTCTGCAGATCCTCGTCGCTGACCGTGGTAGACGGTTGCCACAATTCGTTGCTGTCGGCTTCGACCAGCTTCCACGCTTCGGCGCGTGGTACACCGTGGTCCTGCACCAGCGCGTCGACGGTCTCCTTCTTGGCGGCGAGTTCCGCAGCCGCCTTGTGCACGATGTCCGGCGCGGTGGTTCCCTGCGCTTCGACCAGCCCCCATGCCTGCGCCCGCGAGAAGCCGTACTTGGCGACCAGCGAATCGGTCAGGTCCTGCTTCTGCGCTAGGCTTGTGGTATCTGCTGCAGTGCGGCGAGTACGCTTGGGGACTGCATCAGCGTTTGACTTACCTCGTCGAAGATTGCCTGTTCGTCGTCCGGTCCCAGCATCCGCCCGGCCAAGCCCGACCGATGCAAGCTTTTCCGCAATTGAGCTAGGACGTACGACACCTGTGGGTCCTGCTTCAGCTTTTGTGCGACCGCGACGGAGCCGCTCAGATATTGCGGTGGCATTTGAAAGTAGCGATGCGCCGATGCTGCCGGGGGGCGCTGGGGCGAGGGGGGTTGCTGCAGCCCGCCCGCGCTTGAGCGTGCCGACTTGCGCAGCGTCGGCGGGGGATGGATTCGGCTTGACGGTTTGAGCGTCCGCGATCGCGCCTGTGGTAGTGGGCGTCCCGGCGTCGGTCGTTTTAGCGGATTGGGCATTGGATGGTCCTTCGATCGTAGTGATCGGATTGCCGAAATGCACGTTGTCGTATTCAGTACCAGTACCACCGGTAATACCAGTGCGCCAGCCTTCGACCGGGATCAGTCCCGCCTGCGGCGTCTTGCTGATCGGCACGATGGTGTTGTCGATCATCTTCCCGGCCTGTGGGCCGGTCGTCCACATGAGTCCGGCGTGCGTGCCGTCCGGATTGACCGTCAACGCGATCTTGTGCGGCGTGGTGGCCTGAATCAGACTCAGGCGACGCTGCGCCAGATCGTGATCGACGTAGAACGTCACTTGCGAGCGTGGCTGCACCCCACGTTCTTTTTCGCCCGGATGCTCTGGACGTGCCGCCTTGTCCCGCGTCGTCGTGCCGTCAGGGTGTACCTGATACGTCGATCCCTTCGCCGTCGAGAAACCGCCCACTACCGCCGCAGGGCCACGCTTGAGCGTCCGGGGTGGGGTAGGGGCTGGTGGCGTCGGCACGCGCGGTGGCGGCGTTTCTGGAACGGCTGCACCGGATTCCGCAAGGAAGGCTTTCGTTTCCTCGTCGGCGATGACCAGCAGACTCAACAGACGCGGATCGGCCTGTCCGGCTTCGACCTGCGCAATCAGCCGGTCGGCGAGAGTGCCACCGGTCCCGGTGGCGGTACCGGGGATGTGGCCTGCGGTGCCGACGGCGGCGCGCTGCCGGGAGCCAAGCCCGCCAAGGCCACGTCGTCCGCCCCCGAGTCCGGCGAACCCGCCGCCCCCTCCTGATCCTGCTGCGCCCCCTTCAACAACGAGTCCACCACTTCCTGCGCGTCCGCCTGCGAGATCAAGTCCTCCGGATGCGCCAAGTTGTGTTCGTGGATTGCCTGCATTACCGCGCTGATTAGCACGTTGATTGGCAGCATTTACGGTGTCCTGAAGAATTTGATTGGCGCGCTGGCGGATCGCCGTCTGGTTGCGCTGCGGCAGTGCCTTCAGTGCATTCTCAACCCGGCTAGTCGACTCGCTGACGATCCGGGGGGAGAGCGACGCTGCAGGGGTTGCACCCGCAGCGGTCTGCTGCTGCACATGCTGATCGAGCAAGCTGGCGCGCTCGGCTTCCATGTTCGCATGCGCCGCTGCCGCCTGCGTGGCGTTCTGGATCGCGTCGAGCGTAGCAAAGTGCGCCATCCACGCATCGTTCGCTGCCTGCCGGTCTGCCCCGGTACGGATATTGAGGACGTTGCGGATGGTGTCCTGTACCGGAGTCTCACCCTGCACCCGTGGCGTAGTTGCCGTCGGTGTACCCGCCAGCGCCCCCTGCGTCTGTTCCAGTGTCTGCTGGGCGACGAGTTGGTCGTGGATGTCCTGCAATGCGCTGACCGTAGCTTCGGCCTGCTTACCAGTGCGCCCCTGCAAACTGTCAATCGCCTGCCGGATCGCTGCCGGTGCATCCTTCGGATCGGCGACCTGATCGATCGGATCCAGTTCCTTTTGGTACTGGTTCTCCTTGACCGTCACACCGGTCGTCTGCAGCGCCGCGCGCACACCTGCATTGACCAGCGTGTCACGCAGGATCGTGCGATCTTCTTCAGGCGTCGATTCGTTGGCGGGAATGGCGGCCTGCCGGGCAGCGATCGCCGCTGCCGTGTTCACCGCAAGTTGCCCTTCGGGCGTGATCGGTACATCCGGCGTCACAGCGGGCGTTTCGGCGGGCTTACCCTGTTCCAGCGGGTTGTGACCGAACGCCGCCCCCATCCCACCGCCCTGCGCAAAGCCCAGCACCGCGCCGCCCACACCCTGATTCAGCGCGCCCTGCGTCGTGGGAATGGTCGGATCGACCGCCTGCTTGGCGATGTTCTCGAACACCTGCTGGGAATAACCCTGCGGAAATTCCTCGATAGCTTCGCCGGTTCCCGCCTTGATGCCCCGCTTGATGATGCCCTTGGTTTCACCTTTGATGACGCTATCCAGCACGACGTCGCCGTGTCCACCCAGCGCAATCGTGCTGGCCGCGACATTGATGTACGCCTGCGTCGCGCGGTCGCTGGCAATCTGCTTGCGCGCTTCCTGATCCGTCTTGCCACTAGCGCGCAAATCCTGATACACCTTCGACCCGTCCATGACGGATTGCGGCGCGTTCATCACATAGTCAGTGACTTCACGCGACGACTGCTCGCCCGCCAGCAAACCTTCTGGCGTGCTGCCGCCAAACCACGTCAGCGCCTTCGCCGCCTTTCCAGCTAATCCAAGCGCCGCGCCCGCAGCGGAAGCAACACGCCCGCCTGCGTAACCGACTGCCTGCTCGGGCAGCGATTGCAACGCACCCCCCACATACGAACGCCAATCGCCAAACGCAGGACCCATAGACTTGTTGCCCTGCGCATCTTCGTGAACCCATTCCTTCGCCAACGCCGCCTTCATTTCCGGCGTCATATCCTGCAAACGCTGTTTCGAAATATCCTCGACGTTCCCCATCCCCAGCTTCTTGCCGGTGTCCTCGATTCCCTGCACCAGCCAATCCGGCAGATACCTTTCCGCCACTCCCTTCGTATCCTGTGCGGCGAGATCCCAGCCTGACATCAGCGTATTGCCAAGCTCGCCTAACACCCCACGCTCCACCGGACGCGGAGAACTCGCTACGAAGTTCGCCACCGACTGCTTGACGTTCGCAGGCGGCATGCCCATGTCGGCAAGCTGCTTCGGCAGAATGACGTCCCGGTACATGTCGTACGCATCGCCCGCCGACATATTCGGCGCGATCTGCTGCTGGAACGTCGGCAAGTCGACAAACTGATCCGTCGGTACGCGCGTATCCAGCGGCGGTTCCGGTGCTGGCTGCTGCTGTGCCTGCTGATACTGCTGCGCAAGAGCGATCATGTCGCTCATCGGCATGCCGCCAAACGGAGCGGTCGCATCCGTGCCGTAGGGGGACGCTACGGGCAGCGCAGCGCCATAAGGGGATGCTGGGGGAAGCGCCAGCGCAGCGCCGTAGTCGTCAGCCAAAATTCATCCCGTTAAGTGTGGAATCGACCAACTTCTGCAAATATTGGTGGGTGTTCGCGTCCTCGATACCCGTGCCACTCGAATCGCGTAAACCCATCGCCACGTCCATCGGCAGACCCGTTACGGGGTCAGTCGCACCATACATTCTGGCCAGCATAACCTGCGTCGGTGATCGCTGTGTACTGGACGTATCCGGGGGTGTTGCCGCGATCTGCTCCAGCGTCGGCGTTCCCCCAGTCTGCGCGAACTGCGGATAAGGAATCGGCGTCCGGTACGCATCACCTGCTGCCAGCGACGCCAACTGCGACAGATCGGGCGTACCCTGCGTCGGCCCTGCATACTGCGGCAACGGTTCCGTCGGGGTCGTTTGCGATGGCCCGATCCCCAACTGCGCCATCATGCGTTCGACTTGATCCGACGGACCCTGCGGCCCACCGGGAGTCATGGCAATCTGGGACGGCGAATAACCGGACATTTGCGGCAACGGCAATCCTGACGCATCGGTCATCCGTTGCTGCGGACTGTTGTAAGCCATCATACCCATCTGCAGCGGCGTAGGATTCGCGCCATACGCCATCTGCGGCAACGGCATCCCCGATGTATCCGGCATCTGCTGCTGCCCGCCACCATACATCGGCAACTGCGTCAGATCCTGCAGCGGCTTGTTGGCAGCTTTCGACGGCGCGTAATTCGTCGGCACCATCGACGACGAACCACTAGCCAACTGCGTCGGTGCGCCTTCAGCATCCAACTGCGCGCGAATCGTATTTGCTTTCGACGCAATGCTCGCGCCATATTCCGAAATCAGCGGCGAGCCGGGCACGCCAGTGCTACGGACATCCTTCTTGGGTATGCCCTTGTACAGATAGCCGACCGGACGCCCGCCGTAGTACGCCTGTCCCGCCAAGTTGTAGTCGCCGCCGTAGCGATTCAGCAGATCGTGCATGTAGTTCATCGCTGCAACGGCGTTGTCGGTGGGATCGTTAATATCCCCGTTGGGATTCTCGTTGTACTGCTGGAACGTCGGCGGTTCCATCTGGAATGCACCACGCGCACCTGTAGCCGACGTCTTGGTGTTCTTGCCGCCCGACGACTCCTGCCCCCAGATGGCCAGCGCAAACTCGGGTGGTATGCCCTTGCTTGCCGCAAGCTGGCGCACTTCACCCCGGTTCAGTTGTCGCGCCATGGATCAGCGACCCGGACCAACAAGACGATTGGACAGGTACCGACTACGCGCACCTGCGTTAGGTGTTGCCGTCGTTCCGGGCTGCGTGATCCAGCGTCCCAGCGGAATCGCGTTGGGATCGACAGGGAAGTTCGCGTTGTTGTATGGAGCAGATGGCGCAGCCGATGGTACTGCCGTGATCACCGTCTGGTTCTGCGGCGTCGCCCCTCCTACATAGGGAGGTCCGACGAAATTCTGTCCGCCCGTGAACATCGTTTGATCCGGAACATTGCTTGAATACACGTCGGCTGGGTTCACCGGATAACTGGTCATCGGAACATTCGTTGGCCCCTGCCCCGGTTGAGCGTACGGCCCCCCTAGGGGAACCTGTCCGAATGAATTCGTGTTCGTTGGCTGATTGCCCGTGAATATCGGCTGACCATTTTTCGCATAATTCAACATCAGTCCACCCGCGCCGCCCCCGGTCTGTCCGGTCGCTGCCGCCGACTGTGTGTAACCCTGCCCCCGCACCCGACTGGAAATCAGTTGCTGTCCATGCGCCTGCAAAGCTCTTGCTGCGGTCTCCTGCGCATCGAGAGTGGCAATCGCCTGCTGTCGTTCGGGCGAATCGATCGGAGGGAGTTTCGAACGTGCGACCGTGACCGCATTCATTTGCGATGTCGCGTCGGCCATTTCCTTGGTTCCCGCTGCGACGAGCGGATCGTTCGCCATCAGTGTCTGTCCCAGCTTGAGGATCTGATCCTGCGCGGTAATGTCACTAGTGCGCTGGGTATTCGATGCATTGGCGCGATCCTGCAACGCCTTGAACAGCGTCGGGTTGTTTTCCATCTGCTGCGCGAACGCCGCCAAGTTGTATGGCACCGCCACAACGTCACCGTTGGCTTTCTTCATGACGTAGCCACCACCGGGCGACGGCACGATGGTGTCACCTTCGCCGAACATCGCCTCACCCGTATTGGGGTCCTTCATCGACATCATCGCCGTCTGCAGGAAATTCTGCGTCGCCTGCTGATTCGCACCCCGCTGTTGCGCCGGGATCAGCGTTTTGCTGATGTCGTCGGGTACGCTGAACGGATTGGTCTCCGCGCGCATCTTTTCCAATTCCATCGCAAACTGGGGCGACGATGGATCCAGCCCCTGCAGGCGCGCCCGGCCTTCCGGCGATGTGGCCAATCGATACATGTCGATCTGTTGCTGCTGGGTCTGTGTGCCCAGTTGATTCGACGCCGTGACGTTCTGCAATCCGGAGATCTGATTGTTCTGCCACGCGCCGTAATACCCCTGCTGCTGCGCTGGATCGAGCGTACCCATGCGCGCAAACTGCTGCTGTTGCAGATCCTGATTGGCAATTTCTGATTTGTCGTTAGCAAGATCCGACGTGCGAATCCCTTCCCACGTCTTGAGCGGAGCCATGCCCTGATCAAGACCCGTGGCGATGCCACCGAATGCCTGCCCTAGCCCAGCGAAGTCTTGTAGAAAATTAGCCATGGTCTACCCCCAGTAACTCCAGTCCGGCATGTACCCTGTAGCAGGCGCACCCCAGTTGCTCCAGTCGGCGATATCGCCGCCACCATAATCAACAGGTGTAGCAGCAGGTGGTCCGACAAAATCAGGTTGTCCGTAGTACATCGGTGTCGCCGCAGGAGACTCAACAGCACCGTATGGATTGGCTGGATTGATGACATCCTGACCCCAGCCAGAACCGCTGCCATACACCGGATCCTCCACAACGGGCTGTCCGTTTGCGTCAATCGCCACTGGTTTACCTGTGAACTTGTCCCACGCCCAACCGACGATGCCTTTATCCGTAAGCGCGCCCATACCCTGCTTGCCGAATAGCAACGGTGCTAGTGCCGAGAAGCCCTGCAGGCCCTGCCCCAGCAGTTGCTGCCACGACGCACCCGGATGCGGTGCGGCTCCAGCCACGCCCGCCGTACGCGGAACGGCGTAACCACCACCGTAGCCGCCACCACCGCCGCCACCACGTCCGCCACCCCCAGCGGCACTACGCGCACCCGTGATGCCGTACGGATTGGTCTGCGCATTCGCCAAACCTGCTGTCGCAATCGCACGCTGCAGCGCCTCATTCTCAATGTTGCTCGACAACTGCGGCATCTGGTACCGCTGCATGTCACGATCGCGCTGTGCGAGCGAATTCGAGAACGCGTTCTGTACCGAATCAGATACTTTCTGCTGCTGCGTAGTGAGACCACCAGCACCAGTACCGAAGCCGTAGGTAATTGCCGTTGATGTTGGATCAGGTGTTGTAGTCGAGGTTGTGGCCGGATCGACCAGCGATCCAAGCGGCGTCTTGGTCGGACTCGCCGTTTTAGACCCTGCGATATAGCGGGTCGGATCAAACGTAGTCGACATGAATGGAGTGGCCATGCTATCCCTTTACGTCCACGATCCCCACCGACCATAAGGTGCGTCGGCGTATGAAGTCGCTACTGGCTGGGTATCCCCCGATGGCACCGTCGGTTGATTCAACTTGCCATAGTTCTTCGGATCGTACGCCTGCGGTTGTGGCTGTTGTTGCTGTGGCTGCTGGCGATCGTACTGGCTCACGTCGTATGCGAGCTTGCCACCCTGTACCGCAGGCGCAGTCCACCACGGGGCACCAGCACCCGCTGCAGCCGCAGGCACAAATGCAAATGGATCAAAACGTCGGTTGCCAAGCTGCTGTCCCGCCGTAATCGCCGTGCGTCCATACAACTGGCCCAGCGCATTCTGCCCGTAACCCGGTGCATAGCTACCAACAGCATGCGATGCGTCAGCATAAACTTCCGGACCGTACAAGGATGATTCGGCGCTACCTGCAACCATCGGCGAACCCAGTGCATACTCTGGAGCGGCAGCCACCGTCGAACCATACAACGACGATTCCGCACTACCTAGATCCGCCGCAGTAAGACCGGCCCCTGCTGCACCAGCACCGGCTGCACCGGCACCTAATGCTCCACCTGACATCGCTGCAGCCAGCATCGGTGCACCGAAGCCAGCGAAGGCTGCTACTGCCAGCGGAGCCAGCGACAACCAGTCAAAACCCTCACGTTTATCGATATTGCGTGGATCGGTCATCACGCCATAATTCGGATCGTTTACAAAATATCGATTGTCGCTGTTGTAGACCTTATCATTGCCGTAACCACCGACCCCCGTCAGATTCGCATTCGGATACGCATGCGCCGGTAACTTCGATGGATCAAAGTTGAGCGTATAGTACGTTTGGTCGATACCCTCATTCGTCGTACGCATCCCCTGCGTGATCGTCGCATTCGGATCGAACTGCCGCGTTGCTGCTAACTGCGCGTACATCATCCCTTCGTTACCGGGGCCGTATTCCGTACCGGGATAACCTACGTTGTACGCTGCAGGGCCACTCCAGCCCACCGCAGGCAGCGCCGCATTCGGATCGAGGGTGTACGCACCCGCACCACCTTCGCTGCCCGTCGTACCGGGCACCATCTCATGGCCCGTGCCAATGAACGCATTCTGGTAATTGCGCCCCTCCTCGGCATTCTGACGGGCGAGTTCCATTAGGTCCATGGATTCATTCCATGTCGTACAACTCGCGAGCCTTGGCCTCGCTGATCACACCTGCGGAGATCAGCATCCCCAGCGTGACGCTGCGCCGTTTCCAGCCCGCGTAGCCAACGCCATTCGTCCCTTTCGAACGTACTCCCTGTGCAATCTCAGCATGCTCCTTGAGCGGTGCCAGAACCTTCGCAATATTCTGCGGAATCGATGAATCGATCTGCGGAATGCCCGGACGCTTGTCACTGCTCACTGGGCCTGTCCTTCGGACAACTCCATGAAGCTCGTCGATACGTGAATCTCTTGCACAAATGCTGTGCCCTCGATCTCGACGATCCAGTCGGTACGGCCATGTCGTGATGGCAGCCGGAACGGACGGTTAGTCGTCACGTCACGCTCGAACACCACCTTGCCACATTCGCCATCGCACAGCCGGAACTTCAGCGGCTGCTCGCCCTTGCATTGCCGCAGCACCTTGGCACCCGCGAACGTAATCTCGTACGGAAACGCGAACTGCTTGCTACGCCATACATAAGGTTCGAACTCGACGCCGCCTTCCCACTTGAACAACTCGTTGCTCTTGAGTGTGGGATTGATCACCAGATGCAGTTGTGTTACCGGATTGGCGAACGTCGCTGATGCGTGGTACGGGATTGTAGCCAGCTTGTCGTCCTTGCTGATGGCGCTATCGTCATCAAGCCCGTACACGATGCGGTCGTTGAAGTCGAAGATAAATCCCGCACCAGCCGGAACCACTGTTTCATCAGCACTGAAGTAACGCGTCGATTCGTAAAATCCGTAGTAACGCCCATCGAAGATCACCCCATGCATCGTGGATGGATTGAACTGCTGCCATTCGTCACGCGTCATCAAAGCACGCGTAAGGATCTGCGTTCCGTAGAGTCCGACAAACACCAAGCCTTCGCCGGAAGCGTAGACAACGCCGCGATCGGCACTGACCATTGACCGTTTTGATACACAAGGGTATGGGTCTGGGACCCGATCGACAGACAGGCTTCGAGGATCAGTTCCAGCAACAAGGTATGTGTATCCCGTGGTAGCGACAACGAGAGTGTTGCCGTAGGTCCCCAGCGCAACGACGGGGAAGTCGAAAATCTTCTCGTATTCAGGTGGCCACGCATGGGGCTGATACGGTTCCGAAAACACCACTCGGTTATCGTGGAAAGCGGCGAATGATCCACTGGACAACCCGATCAGGCCCTGAATGTTGTTCGGTGGCGGATAGAACGTCGTCGAAATGATTGCTTCGCCGAGATCGATATTCTTCACATCATCGGTAACGACCTTGCCCGCAGCAACGTCCTCGAATGGCACTTCCTTGACAAACAGAAACGGCCCGCCATTGGTGCGGTACACCCGCACCGTTTCGATGTTGACCGGCTGCACCATCGGCATAGGGATCTGAATCGGTACATGCTGCCCATCCGACACGTTGATCCCTGCCGACGGCGGCGACGGCACACTCTCCTCATCGAAATTGCTGTACCACGTGTAGACGTAATAGCGCAGTTGCGGTGTCCCTGCAGTACCCGTCGGCGTGCCCAGTATCGGCGGCAGCGTAGGTTCCGGTACCCCCAGCGGCAGACTGTTCGCAGGCGTCGGCAGCGACGCCACTGCAAGGGGGTAAGTGGTGATCTTTGGGCCACCATCCCCCGTGTAGTACAGCCGCTCCGATCCTTGGTCGAGCGTGAAACCGGTCACCACGTCGACATCCGCACACCACGACAGCCACACATCCTTGAACTTGTAGATCGTCTTGGCCATGCAGTCCTGCACCAGCGGCACGTCGATCTTCGCCTTCTCGATGAACGGACGAATCTCGCCCGACCAGAGCTTCGTCAGTTCGGCACGCAGCGCCTGTCCCCCGGCCAGCAGGCGCGGGGACATGCGTGGCACCAGACCACCGAAGTTCTGAATACGAATGCTGGGCATTACATCAGCGCCAGAATTTCCATCGAAATGAGAATCTTGTGGACCAGCAGACCACTCGCCGATGCCCCATCGACGATGATGTTCAGATCAACTACCTTACCCGCGTGCAGTACCAGCGGTGTAGTCGTAATCGACGCGACAACCGCAGGCGAAGTCTGTCCCGGATCGAAATTCCACCCCACGCCCCACTCACCTGTAGGCAGCCCCGGATCGTCGGTAGTCAGCACCACAGTGCCCTTACAGTCCACACCATGCGTTGCCGCTTCGGCGTTGACGCCAATCGACACCACTACCAGCATGTCGTGATTGGCTTTGAAACGATGCTCGGGTGCCCACTGCAAACTGGACGCAAGCGCCGTATTGGCTTGCCAGTGCGCGTGATCGGTCCAGTTGAAACTGGCACCCACAATCGGCGGACCGCCAACCGGCGCAGTTACTTCATTGACATTCTGTCGCGTCCAGACTTCAGCACCGCCCGATGCTGCCGCACTGGAGATCTGGATCCACGCCGTGTTGTTCCAGTACCACAGTGTTGCATCCGACGTGTTGACCGCGAAGCGCACGTTCGCAGCGGGTGCCCCTGATGGTGGTGCAGTCGTCACCACGATGCCTTGGCTGATGTTGCCAAGCTCGATCCACGCCGGACCGTTGACGTTCCAATACCATAGCTGGTGAGTAGCGACATTCACAGCGTAAAACACACCACCGGGCGGGGGCGACGTCGGCGTAGCCGTAACTTGGATTGTGTCCGCGCCGAGTAACGCAGCATCGAACATTTCGTTGTAAAGCTGCGTAACGAAATCCGCCACCTGCGCCTTGTTCCACGCCACCTGCACGCAGGCTCCTGCGGGGAATGCCTTCGCGGTCGTGCCATCCTGCCCGCGCGCCACCGGCAGCGTGTCGTTGACTACCGGCCCAATTGACGTGTACTTCATCACTTCGACCGTCACACCATCATTCACGGTGAGATAGCAGTAGTCACCTGATGTGAGGCCAAACAACGCGCCCGATCCCGCTTCGAGCAGCAGCATCGTGTCGGACGGCGTGACTGGCGCGCGGAGCGTGGTCCGTACGAAATTACTGAAGCTCAACATGATGCTCTCCTAGTACCAGCCGACCCACGTACCGGCGACTGGGTTGATGATTGGAAGCGTGCACGTCGTAGCTGGCGTAGAGCAGCCTGCCTGACAGGGATCGAACTGAAAGTCGTTGGGATTACTATCGTCGAAGTACGGAGGTATCGCACCACATGTGTCATCGCATGGGCTGCAGGTGGGCGGTAGCGCGCAGTCCACACCACCGATCGTGCCTTCGCCAATGGCCGGATAAATCGCGCAGATCTCACGCCCGCAGGTTTCAGCCTGCTGTTCGGTGCGGCAATCATCGACAACGAGTTCGCACGGAGCCAGCCGAAACTTGAGCGAGAAGCAATAATCACAACCCAGAAATACGTCGCCGACGTAATAACCCGCCGCCTGTGCCAGCAGTGCATCATCGAAATAGAAACCGACGTAACCACGCGAGTCGCGTTGCCACGCAGGATATTCCGCCACGACGCAGTTGATCCCCTCGCGATACATCTTGATGTTGACCGGCACCTGACTCGGAATGAACTGCACCGGATTCTGATGGCTCTGCAACATTCGCACGAATACCTTTGCGGTCGCGGGCGACAGCGCGATCCAATCGCAGCCGGAATAGCGTCTTTGCTTGCATGTTGTTGGCGCGATCTCGCTGCCGCACCAGCCCGAATCATCGAGACACGGAGCGCAGCCCATCAGAAATATCCTCCACGCATCATCAACGGACCCGTCGTACGCATCAGCACGCGCTTGTTCTTGGCACGGGTAACGTCGTTACCAAACACCTGCGCGTACCGCTGCATCAGTCCGGCATTGCTCCAGTCCTGCTTGGGCATGGCGTAGAGTCGCGCTGCCGCGCCATTGGCGATCGCATCGGCCCATTCGTCATACAACAGGTTCGGCAGTTCACACGCATCGTTGGTGGGCTTCAGCCACAACTCGATGTCAGCGTACGCCGGATCTTCCTCGTCGGGCACCGGATAGACACTGATCGCGCGCAGACCGCGCAGCGCGAACGAACGCGCACCACAGCCGCACATGCGACTTCCCCACAGATCAGGGTAGTGCACGCTACCGTTGAGCGTCACCGATTTGATGCCGACGACATTGGAAAGCTCCGGAATCAACAGTGGGTATTCATGCACGCGTGGCTGCGTCTGCAGCGTCAGCTTGAATTCCCACGTGCCACCGCGATCGCACAGGTCGATCGCTGACTGACGAATCGCTTCCTCGGCAATTGCAGGCGGTACGCCTGTCAGTCCACGCAGACCCAGTGTCAGCGGGATGAATTCACTCAAGGCTCGGGGCATTGGCTTTCTCCGCATCAGGAACCGGCAACCCCTGCTTCGTTCGCTGCGGACCCACCACCGACTGGTAGAATGACTTGAAGTGCATCTGCGAATTCTGAGCCGACGTTTGCGACTCAGTATCTTTGGCAAAGGCGCGGTACAGCATCCAGTCCTTGAACGCATTGCGGTACGTCAGCGGCGATGCATTCGGCAGATCGATCGGTGTGTCGGGTGTCGTCACAACCTGCGGCACGATCTGCACCACTGCCTGCACGCGCACGGTCGTCCCCGGTGGCACCGGAGGGTCGACAAAGTAGAACGCATCGGTCTTGGGAGGAGCCGAGAACGACCGCACCGCATACGGATCGATTGCACATACACCCTTGCCGTAAGTCCGTTCAAGATTGAAATCCCCCGGCAGCACTGGCAACCCCAGCGAGCCATCCGGGTTCACATTGAATACGATGTCCTCCAGCGACTCGACGCTCTCGGGCAACATCTGCTGCGAACCCGTTCCCAGCGTCAGCGTCATGATCGTGCGGAAGATTCCCGGCTTCAGCACCGCAAGCTGCGCCAGCGCCTCAGTCAGGTAATCGCACAACTCGGCTTCCGGAAAGCGCGTGTACTCCGCGCCCGGTTCAAGATCATTCAGTTCCGTCGCCGCTGCCCGCAGAAGTTCGGATGCGTTCATGATCCAAAAACTTTCTGTTCGATCCCTGCCAGAACTTTCTCCTGCCGTTCTGAAAGCGAAGAACGCTCAACAACAGAATCCAGAAATTCACGTTCCCATGCTGTGACGCCATACTGCGACGCCACACCGTCAATTTCCTCCTGAATACGTTCGACGCGTTCGCGTACGTTCATTAGAAAAATGTCGGCTGCGCTACCGCGCGAGTAAGTGCCATCAACCCTTCCTGCAGATGCGTCGCACCGATGCTGACCCAACGCTGATCGAGCGTATTGTCGGCACGCAGCAACGCGATCATTTCGCCAAGTTCGGCCCCCTTGGCCTTGATGATGTTCATCAACGCGATTTCCTCCACGTTGAGTTCGCGGTATCCCTTGATCTCACGGTGCTGGTTTTCCATTGGTTTCCTCGTCATCCTTCAACCCGCCCGCGATCTGCTGCTGCACATCTTCCATCATCGGCTCATTCGGCGGCACCGGGAAGTTCGGCTTGCGCGCCTTCGGCACCAGCGGACGATCGCAGTATTTCAGATCGCCCCGTACGAGCAGTTCGTCCAGATGCTCGTTGTAGTGGTACACATGCGTACCATCGGTCACGTACTTCTGTTCCGATTGGATCGGTTGTGCA